TTGCTATCGATCACAACGTTGCCGATGCCCATGAAGTTAGCAAGATAGGACAGACCGAACGAAGTCTCCAGCGTGACATTGTGCGAGCCCAGATACTCATAGGCATCATCCGGAGAAACGAAGATGATCGGCGTATGCGCCTCATCCTCGAACTTCTTGGCCAGATACGCAGCAGCCGCGGCCACTTTGCTCTGAAAATCCTTCGCGGAAGCCGTACCAGTGCCGGTCGCGATAGCGGTGAAGATGCTCTGACGGATGCTCTTCTGAACGTCCTTCAGCACAGCCATATTGGTGCCGCCGACGGCAACCTCATAGCCCATCTTGCCGATGGCCTCGATCGAGGTCAGGTTGCGGTATTTCTTGTAGGTCAGCTCAACCAGCTGCGCGTCGCCCATCTTGATACCGGAATCCGGGATCAGTTCTTTTTCTCCAACAGCCGCGGTAGACAGAGATCCGCTCGACGCATAGATCTTATGCGCGGTGCCCGGGGCCAGGATCTGAGCCTCGGTCTTACCCAGCACAACCAGCAGATTGCGGAGGTCAGCCTCAAAATTGGTGACAAAATTGATGTCTTGGGCTTTCGCCTGGATGGATACATCAGCCATGTTTTTTTTCTCCTTTACTTTTTCTCAAATAGGGCAATATTTTCTTCGATTGCCTTAACGCGAGCGCGTTGATCCTTAATGCTCAGGATCTGCTCTTTTGTCATCGTGGCCGGTTTCGCTTCACCGGCGTCTTTTACGGACGGATAGGCCCGGCCGTTCTTAACGAATGCCAAAATGGCCGCCGCCTGATCTTTACAGGCTTGCTCATCGTCTCCGGATAAAAGATTCGCCGGGACTCCAGTTTCCGACGACACTGCTTCACGAATCTTTCTGACCTCATCGGCCTTGGTCAACTGATCCAGCTTGGCCTGCAGAGCTTCAGCCTTTTCAGTCACCTTCTGCAGCTCGCTTTTCGAGGCCTCTTCCACCTCGTCATACTTCGCCGCCTTGGCCTTGATGTCCTCGTAATCCGCAAACTTTGCACGCTCCCGACTCAAACGCTCGCCGATAATGGCATCCATTTCTGCCTGGGTGAACGTGCGTTCCGGCTGCCCCGCCGTGGGTTGTTCCTGATTCACAGTTTTTGCTTCTTCAGCCATATTTCCTCCTATGAGTGAATCCTCGTTTTTGGCACGAGTTGCCTATTTCAGCGGCAGCTGCCGCGAAAATACTTATGCGCTTTCCTCTGCTTGCTCTTTTGCATATCGTTCGCGCTTCTGTTCGTTAATCGTATCCTTCTGATCGTCGTACAGCTCGCGGCGGATCGCGTTCAGATCGCCGTCGTTACGGTCGTAAACGTCTTTGTACGCGTCCGGGTCATAGCCCTGGACAAAGGTATCCGAGGAGAACCGAACGGCAAAGGTGCAACGACAGTGGGAATGGATATGTTCGCAGTGATTGCCTTTCAGCACGCTCCGGGAAGCCCTCGTCCAGCCGCGGCTTGCCAGCATCAGGCAAAAAGCACAGGTCTCCCCTCCGGCTGGGATCCAGGCCCACTCGGCCTTGTCCCGGATCGCGTTCCGGACGATCGTATCAGCCCCGGTCTGTTTGACCAGGCGTCCGATCCGGTCAGGGATATCATCGAGCCGACCTTGTTCCTGCGCGGCAAAGACTTCATGTTTGACCTCATCCATGGTTGCAGTCGGTGCAAGGTCTGCCGCGGGTTTATATGGCATGCGATGCGCTTCAGCCCACTGTTCGGCAATACTGTTGTAAAAATCAACCGCCAGAGAGCCAGCAGCTTCACCATAGCGCTGTGTGATCGAGTAGGCGGTGGACAACAGGTCTGATGTCACATATCCGCCATGATCTTTCATGTATTGCTGCATGGATTCAGCCGCCTTTTCGTTGATCGCGGCCAGCTTCGTGACGTACTCGTCCCAGGTCTTTGCATCAACGTAATAACGCATCAGCTCTCCTCATTGAACTCGGTGAGCACGACATTGCTGCCGCGCGCCATCCGTTCCTGCGCCTTGATCCGCCGGATGTCTGCCTGCTCGAAGCCGACCATCTCAAGATAGACGTCAGTCTGCGCGAAAGCCGGCCGGCTGGAAGCGATCTTCACTGCCGCATCAGCTGTCGCACTTACGCTGGGCATCGCCGGATTTTTGAAGTGCGGCACCACAGAAACCTCATCATCAGTCAGCTCGTCCAGCCTCACCCCCCGTGCGATCGCCTGAGACATCATCGCGATCATCTTCAGCGCGTCACCATTGCCGGCATTCAGCTGCTCGGCCAAAGTTACTAGAGTCTGCGTCTGCGCCAGGATGGCGTCGGAGCTCGTCGGGTTGGCATCATTGACCACGCCGGTGTCTGTCACTGACAGACCGGTCGCAGCTGAGAACTGCGTAGCCAGCAGCCGGATCATCTGCACATGAGGCTCGATGGATCCCTGCTGCAGCTGCCCGAACACGGGTGCCTCTCCGGTCTCCGGATTGGTGGTGGAGGCTATGATGCTCCCGACATATTGCTTAAATTTTTGGTTGATGAGCGCATCATACTGTTCATCTGTCACGCCGAGAAGATATTTCTGAGGGCTTGTGGCAAACTCCAGGCCGATCGTAGCGTTGGCTACTGTCCGGACATAGCCCTGGATCAGCCGACGGATCGGTTCTTTGATCCGGGATCTGCCGAACGGCTTGGAGCTGGTGGCGTTCCAGATCATCGGCTCCATCAACGGGCGGCCCATGCGGTGCGAAAACTCTTCTGCGCTCCAGTTCTGACCGGCGCGGGTCAGCACCCACACCGCAGAATCGGTGTAGAGGTTGATGATCGACGGCTGCCAAAAATTGCCCGAGTCATCCTTCCGGGTGTCGATGATGGCCATACCGCATCCGATCCGGCCCTTTTCACCGTCCCATAGGGCAGAAGCTGTCTGCGGAGAGTGGAACCGGATCCGGCAGCCATAGACAGGATCTGACGACAGTGTGGCAAAGGTGCAACCGTATTTCAGCTCATCGCGGCAGGCCTTCATGTATTCAGACTGAAGACGATTTCCGGCGATAATGCGGTCCAGCTGGTCAGCAGCTTCACCGTCAGGCCGGACAAAACCGTCAAACATGGAGCGGGAAGCCAGCACGTCCACGCACTTTGCCCCCCACTCACAACCGATCTCAAGATTTTTGACCCCGTCAGGGAGAGCCAGGCCGAGGTTGACACTGTCCAGAGAGACGTGCCCTTCATAATACCGGTCCTTTTCCCGGTTCTTGGCCTCATGCTGCTGGTACACATCAAGCAGATTCGCCAGCATCTGCATCTCTTCAGCCGGCAGACCGGTCACTTTCAACGGATTTAGATAAATCATCCGATCCTCATCCTCCTTCCCGGATCTCTTTTACTGGTCCGCGCGCCCCACAACGCCAGCGATGCGGCCTCGATCGGGGCAGAATCCTCACCGCCGAAGCCCCATCCACCGCCGATCGGGCGCCGGATAGAAGTAAGAGCACTTTTTTCCAAGCTCGTTTGCTTGTCATACCATGTGACTGTCTGTTCGGTCAGCTCAGTCTGCAGAAGCGATGCCGCCGCGATCATATCCTTCGCCGACGGACGAATGACTGAGCCTTTGTAGCGCCATACGCTGGAGATGCGGTCCACCAGCAGATCCACACCATTGCGGCCGTCGATCACGACACAGCAGGCCGTTTTATACCGTTCGTTGAGCCAGTCGGCCAGCCATTGGATCCCGGCGCCGGCGTCTTTCCGCTCGATCAGAGAGATCCGCGCCGGACCGTCAGCGGGAACGACTGCGCCGCATAGGCAGATCTCACTGCCGTCCGGAGAGAACTTGATACCGTAGGCCGTTTTGCCTTCCGGTTTCATCTCACCGGAAGCACAGGCGGCCCACAGCTCCGGATCCAGCGCCTTCTGCTCGGTATGCTCGACGACCGGAGCCCACCAGCCCAGGCGCTCCCGGGCAAAGGTGTCCGGGTCCATCTGCTCCATCTCCGTCTGTATGGTCGCCAGCAGGATCCGACGGCCCAGCGCTGGATTGGTCTGCGCCCAGCGCACCTGATCGGTCACGTTGCCGATCTCCGGGACAGAAAACTCAAACCAGGCCGTTTTTTTCGTCTTCCGCTGCAAAACCTTCTGCCGCAGATCCCGGAATACGGTAGCTGTAACTGACGGGTCCGGAGGTGTTCCGGTGTAGATGGTCTGCGGATTGAGTGATGCTGAGATCGCCGGAAGCAAGGAAGCACGCGCATTCTCATCGATCTCCTGCGCCTCATCGATCAGCAGCAGATCACCGTGCTGGCCGCGCCCACTGTTACGGGTCCGCGCCAGGAATTTGATCCGAGCACCGGATTTTAGGATGATCTGTTCCCGCCCGATAGCTGACTTAATGTCGGCAACATACTTCCGGATCGCCGGCATCTCAAAGAAGTCCCGCATCTCTTCAAAGGTCTCCGATGCAGTCTTCTGCAGGTGAGCTGTATATATGACCTGTTCGTTGAACAGCAGCATGCCGGCCTCGGCTCTGGCCTGGACCAGCAGGCTTTTACCGTTCTGCCGCGGAACCGATCCACCGCAGGTCGAAGCCGCCCATAGCCCGGCCGGAGAACGTCCCATCCAGTCGCACAGTGCGTCGACCTGCCATTCATCCAGCACGATGCCGCCGGCACGGAGGATCTTTACCGCGTCCAGACCGTCACTTGTTTGATAGTCGGGAGCGATCCGGACGGACGGCTCCTGGCTTCCCATCATCTGCACGATCTTGGAGGATCGCGCTGATCTCATCGTCTGTGTTGCCTGTTCCCTCAATCTGTTCAATCTCCCTGATCGTGTCACGGTACTGCTTGGCCAATGGTGCCAGCTGCTTGACCTGATCCGGGTCAAGCCTTGCCTCATCTATCGTCCTCGCCAGGGTCGTCGCCAGTGTTTTCAGCTGGTCAAGCCGTTGCCCTCGACGTGTTGCGGTTGAAAGCTTTCTATATGCCATAAGGGCCTCCAAAAAATCCTCTCGTGGAAATCGGCGCTATGTGCACGCGACGGGCGCTTTGCCACCCCGGAGGGGCCCCTGCCCACCCCTTTTCGCGCTTACCACTCACCATCTGACGCATCTTTGCGCTTTTTTTGACGCAAAATCGTCGGTTTGTAATCCGTCTTGTCTCCCTTGTTCCGATTGCAGATGTAATGGGCCGGTTGAAGGTTGGACCAGTCCTGGGCAGCTGCTTCTTTCGACGGATAACCGAATTGCCACCACTTCGACACCGGTCGGATCTCATCGACCACGAAGGACAGCGGATGCTGCGCATCACTTGGCTCGTCGTAATGGATCGGACCCAACGCCCCATGACAGATCGCGCACTCTCCACCCATGGCTTTCAGCCTGGCCCGGTATTTACGCCTCAGATTACCGTTTGCGTACCTCGGATTGGTCATACAATATCTCCAACGAATAGGGGCGAAGGCGCGAGAAATGAACAGGAGGCTCGATACGAAGACCACGGGTGTTGTTGCCTCCGCCCCTAAGGAAAACGCGGAGACGGCCCCGCGTTTTTCGCATATTTATACACTATCATTTTACCACGGACGAAGCGGACAAAACGGACACTTTATCAATTTGACCATCTGACCACCGCCTGAACTGCTTGCGGACGGCATCTCCGGAGAAGCCTTCACCCAGCGCCTGCCCTGTCTGCCCCCAAGTCAAGCCGGACAGAAAATGCAGTCGGATGATAGCCCGCACCTGCGGGTCCGGGATAGCGTCCACGTCATGCTCGATCATCAGCAGGCGGTCCGCCAGATCCTGCTGTTTCTTCTCCAGAAGCTGCTGGAGCCCGGCGATCCAATCGACTACCCGCGCGGTAGGGTCTGATGTTCCGTCTGCGCTTTTTCGCCCTCCCGGCACACTGTCCAATCGGGCAGTCACGGGCGTGTAATATAACGAGTCGATCTGAGCCTGGAGGGCCTTGCACTCCATGACCAGGCCGCGATAAGTATAGAGATCATCAGCGGTCATGTGTCCACCTCACCAAAAGCACGATCAAACATCCAACGACAGTGATCTGACAGACCATGGTAAACCCCAGGAAAAACTCGACAAAGCGGTCAATGTCCATAATAGAGCCATCCTAGCGCGTCGGCATACTCGATGAACTGCTCCGTCGTCATCGGCACACCATTCGCTCTTGATATTTCCCTGGCGCACTGTTCCGCGTTCCAAGTACCGGCACGATACGCCCGGAACACGACCCGGTCGTGACTCGCAGCCGCAGTCCCTTTGATAAACGGATACGGTTTCTTCTCAGTCATTGATGCTCATCTCCTTTCAGCACGATCCTCGCCATCAGGATCACCGCGACCGCAACAACGGCCAGCAGGATCCCGAAAAGTATCTGAAGCCAGCTCATGACCTATCCTCCTCATGCTCCTGACACAACCAGGCCGTGATCTCGAGGTCCGGGTCCAGCTCATGCGGGATCCTGGCCAGCCGCCTGCCGTGCAGATAGACGTCGATCGCTTTCGGCCGATGGATCAGTTTATACTCCAGCTCCTCAGCCAGACAGCCCAGCGTCTTGACCCATTCTTCATTGGTCATATACCTCTCTCCTTTCCTTCAGACAGGACAGCAGCGCTGCCTGGGATGTGTCCTTCTTCTGCAGGGCTTCCATGACCTGCTCGTCCACCGTGCCGGCGGCGATGATGTGATGGACGATGACCCGATCCTTCTGCCCCTGACGGTAGATCCTGGCGTTCGCCTGCTGGTATTCCTCCAGGCTCCAGGTCAGACCGTACCAGACGATGGTAGACCCGCCTTCCTGCAGATTGATCCCGAAGCCGCTGGAGGCCGGATAAGCCACCAGCAGACGGATCTTCCCGGCGTTCCAGTCATCGATGTCTGCCGGGCCCTCCAGCTGCCTGGCGTCCGGGAACCGACCCATGATGGCGTCCAGGTCGTGACGGTAGTGGTAAAAACACAGCACCGGCTTTCCGGTCACCTCGATGATCTCTTCCAGCGCGTCCAGTTTCTTCTCGTGGATCCGCAGCGCCTTCCCGTCATCGTCATAGACCTGGCCGTTGGCCATCTGCAGCAGCTTGTTCATCACTGCCGCCGCGCTCAGCGCCGTCACCTGACCATCATTCAGCCGAAGGACAGCATCCCGTTCGATCGCGGCATAGGCCTTTTTCTCGTCCGGATCCAGGGTCACGATGACCCGGTTTTCCATCCGCTCCGGCAGCTGGATATAGTCCTCGGCCTTCATGGACAGACACAGATCCGACAGCTTGCGGGCGATGATCTTATCGGCCCCCTTCTTCGGCAGCCACTCGTAGACCACGTTGCCGTTGTGCGCCCCGGGATAGAAGTAGGTCATGCGGTAACCGGTCAGAGTTTTTCCCAGGCGTTCTCCGCGGTCCAGCAGATAGATCTCCGCCCATAGGTCGATCAGACCGTTCGGGGACGGCGTTCCGGTCAGCCCTACGACTCTGACGCCGTCAGCGGCCTTCAGCTTCGCCCGCAGCGCCCGGAAGCGCTTGGCCTTGGGGTTCTTGAAACTCGACAGCTCGTCGATCACCACCATGTCGAATGGCCAGACCTCCAGCTCTTCGCACAGCCACACCACGTTCTCCCGATTTATGACATAAACGTCGGCCCGCTGTCTCAACGCTTTCCGGCGCTGATCGGCAGAGCCCAGGACCCTGGAGATCCTCAACCCCTTCAGGTGGTCCCACTTCGCTGCCTCTCGGGTCCAGGTGTCCTGAGCCACCCGCAGCGGAGCGATGACCAGGACGCGGTAGACCTCGAAATCCCGGATCAGATCCCGGATCGCGGTCAGAGTGATGACTGTTTTCCCGAGACCCATATCCAGGAACAGACCGGCAGCCGGTTCGCTCTCGATCTTCTCGATCGCGCGGGTCTGATAATCGTATGGCCTGAATAGCATCGGGCATCACCTCCTTTACTGTTCCGGCAGCTCGCTGTAGAGAATGGCTGTCAGCCAATCCACATCCGAACGGCCATAGACAACTTCATACCGGCATCCCAGGCCTTCCAGTTGTTTCCGTATCAGGATCTGCTGCTGGGATAAATGCCCGGTGCTCTTCTTCACTTCAATGAATACGATCACGCCGCCCGGAAGGATGCAGATCCGGTCAGGCACACCTGCCACACCAGGGCATGTCCATTTGAAAGACAGACCGCCCATCGACTTCACTTTTTTCGTCAGGTACTTCTCGACGTCTCTTTCGTCTTCCATCTCGATCTCCTCCTGTTACCGTTACTGTTACACGCGCACGCGCGTATATGAGTACGCATATCAGGCGTGTTTGCGCGCAAATTCGTCTGATATCTACAACTCTATATAGAGGAGGGTAACATGGTAACAAAATGCATTTACCCCTGATTTTATAAGGCTAAAATGGTGTAACCATAGGTGTTACTATGAGCGTTACCATTCAAAATGGTAACTCCTCGAAGCCCGTTACTATATTTGTTGGTAACTCCCTTGGTAACGCCTCTCGTTCCCAGATCCTGACCAACCCGTACCCTTTGATCCGTGCCGGATTGTCAGGTTTTTCCCATCCTTCCATCTTGGCCATGATCGACCCGATGGTGCGGCCGTCCCGGTAACTGTCATAGGAACCAATCCTGCCGCCGAAGCACTCCGTCCAGATCTCCATGGCGCAGACACGGTCCCGGCGCATGGTGCCTTTCTCGCGCAGATCATCTTCCGTCTGGAAATACTCGATGCGCTTGTCGATTGGCCAGTCGTACCACGCTGCGGGCAGGAGCACGTCGAGGTATTCCTGCACCGCACCGAATCTGTCGTCGCTTTCCAGCATGCTCTGCTGTTCCCGGGCGGCAACTTGCTCCAATTCTTCGGATAGGTTGAGCGGTTCGTGCTTCTTGTTCAGCTGGACGGCTTCGGCCCAGATCTGCCCTACGGTTTCCTCGTCGAGATCCCACACGGTCCGCTGATGATTCTGGTAGCACTTCACCGGCCAGAAGCGCCGGTTGCCGGTCAGATCCTTCAGGAAGCCGTCCAGCTCGTTGGTCGTGCCGACGATGATGCTGGAGCGGGGATGCTCGGTGACGTAGCGGCCGTAAGAGGCGCGGTAGTTGTCGGACTGGCGTGACAGGAAGGACTTGACATTGTTGACATCCGCCCGCCGGGCGCCCTGCATCTCGCCGATCTCCAGGATCCAAAAGCCCTGGAGCTTCTCAGCCGCAGTCTTGTCCCGCATATCGTCCAGGGATAAGCTGTCACTGAACCAGTCTCCGGCTAGTTTCGCCCATAGCGTGGACTTGCCGATACCGGTCTTGCCGACCAGCACCAACATGTAGTCAAACTTGACACCCGGCTCATAGATCCTCCGGACGCAGGCCACCATGGTGTTGCGTGTCACGGCCCTGGTATATGGCGTGTCCTCAGCGCCGAGATAATCGACCAGCATCGTATCGACGCGCGGCGTTCTGTCCCATCTCAGCCCTTCCAGGTATTCTTTGATGGGATTGAACCGATGGTCGTCAGCCAGCTTCACGACCGCGTCGCAGACGTACTGCTTCGGCATAACGCCGTAGTGCTGCTCGATATAGGACAGCAGCTGGGCGTCATCCGCGTCGGTCCACGACCGGGGCGCCGGAAGTCCCCAGGGCAGTTTCTTGCGGACGGAGACGATGCCGCTGAGCTCGTTATAGCCCAGGCAGCCCTTCAACTTCGGGTCGTTCTCCAGGATGATGTTGATGTTCTGCATCAGCCTGGCCAGCAGGCCCTGCTGAGTGAAGATCAGTTGACTCTTCCAGCTATCATCCGTTGGTTGCTCCTCGGCAGACGCACTGAAATCTTCTTTCGCGTCGGCTTGCTTTTCTGCAAAATACTCCTGCTTATAGCCGTCCTGCTCGACGGCGAACTCCAACATGGCCTTATAGCTGGGGGCTGCGGCTCCGGTCTTTTCCGGGTCGGTGTCCAGCTGTCCGAACTTGTGGATCCTGACCAGGTCGAAGCTGTTGCACAGCTGCATGCTGGCCGGATCGGTGGCGTGATTGGAATATGCCCACTTTCCGTCACCATAGACCACCAGGCCGTTGTGCGTGGAGCCCTTGATGTAGGTGTACCGTCCGTTGGTCCCCGGCGAATAAATATCGCTCAGGAAGGCTGAGATCGCCGCGGGGACGTCATACGCCCGGCAGAACGTTCCGACCACGCCCTTTTTCTCCAGCGGGTCGGCCTGATGCTCTGCTCTCTTGGGGATGATCTCTTCGCCTTCCGCCGACGGCCAGAAAGACACGTCGGTCCAGTCCGGATACTCTGCCAGGACGGCATCGGCATCCAGTGCGCAGCCGTGCAGCTGCTGATAGAATGGCTCGATGTCGGATGAATGGCTCGGCCAGTACATCAGGCGGCTGGCCTGGAACGTCGTGGAGTCGAAGAACGTCATGCCGATCTTGTCAGCGATCTTCCGGGCGATCGCTTCATATTCTTCCGGGGATACCGGACGGCTCAGACAGACGACCAGGCGCAGCCGGGGCTTATCAGGCGCATTTTTGTGCGTGCCATAGATAATTGCATCCGTGAAGTCTATTGCGTCCTGAACGGCTGAAACGAAGTCCTGAGCGCTCCCATTGATGAAATCGGCGTCCAGGGTGACGACAGAGCGGTCCATGACGTTGCCGGACAGCCGCCGGCCGTCCTTGAGCCAGCCGCCCACGAAGCCGCCGATGTCCTTGATCTGATCCTGACGGGCTTTTGACGCGGCCATGTACTCGGCATGCGTTTCACCGGTCTTTTGGGATCGAGCCAGCCGTTTTGCCAGCTCATCCCAGGTGACCGTCCTGTTCTTCCACTTCTTTTCAAACCGGCTGGCGCCGGTGCTGATGTGGATCCCAATCTTTTTTGTAGTAGTCGCACTCATACATATCACCTTTCAACGGCAGGCCCTTCGCCCAGCCGGGGCAGTGGCCCGGATAAAAATGCATAACATCGAGGATCTTCTGCGGGGCTTCAGTATCCTCTTTCGGCACATCGACGATGATCTCGTCGTGGACATGGCTGACGATGTGGTAGCCCATGGCGTCAACCTTCTGCATGACGTAGCCGAGGCAGTCCCGCGCGACGGCCTGGGTGATGTTCTCGGCGATCTTGCCGCCCCAGGTGTGGGCCACGGTGCTGATGCCTTCGCTCTGCTCCGCGCCCATGTAAGTTATCTCGGCTTTGCCGTTCTCATTGGTCTCCAGTCTGGCATCGGCGTAGACGATAGATCTCCCGGAAGGCAGCCTGACGCACAGATCCGAAGCCAGCCCGCGCTTGTTGAGGTAGAATTGGACTCCGGCTCCGGCTTCGGCATTGAACCAGTCGGAATATGACCTAAGCCCGGCGCCGGTGATCTCTTCGTTATAGCGGGCCCGCTCTTCGTCCTTGTACTTCGGGATGATCGGTGCAGTCTTCCCGCCGTTCAGAGTCCGGATAGCAGAGCGCTCCAGCAGGCTCCAGTAATGCACGATCTGCGGATTGGCTGCGCGCCACTTGTCGACGGCTTCCTGCAGCTCTTCTTCCGGGATGACGTGCCGGGTGTCCATCCGCTTCATGGCTTCCACTCCGCCGCCGTAGCCGCAGGCCAGCACAGCGACCTTTCCGCGGGCCCTCAGCTCACCGTTGACGCCGTGTTTGATGACCGGCACGCCGTACATCATGGAAGCTGTCTCGCAGTAGATATCCTTGCCGGCGGCAAAAGCCTCCAGGGTGTTCTGCTGACCGGCCAGCCAAGCAATGACCCGCGCCTCGATGGCGCTGAAGTCGGAGACGATGAACCGGCAGCCGGGGGACGGTATGAGAGCCGTCCTGACCAGCTCGCTGAATACGAACGCCGGCTCGCCGAACAGAGTATCGAGCGTATCGAAGTCTCCGCGCTTCACCAGCTGTCGCGCCAGGTCGAGGTCTTCTAGGCTGTTGCGGGCCAGGTTCTGCACCTGCACCAGCCTTCCGCTCCACCGTCCGGTCCGGGCAGCACCGTAGAACTGCAGAGAGCCCCGCAGCCGACCGTCCGCACAGACCGCATCCTGCATCGCCGAATACTTCGCAACGGAGCTCTTGCCCGTCGCCAGGCGGATCTCCAGCACTCTACGGACGTCTTCCGGCAGGTCCTGCTTCAGGATCTCCGTGACGGTCTCCTTGGTGACCTGTTTCATCGGGATCCCGCGCCGGGCCAGCCATTCCTTCAGCTGGATCAGGCTGTTAGGATTATCCAGGCCGGTCAGCTTTTTGGCTTCCTGCATCA